AAGACCATAATCTTAATTGAGAAGCAAAACCTAATGTTCCTCCGCCCCAAGAAGATTGACCCCAATACCCTGAAGAATAACCAAATCCATCAACGTAAGAATCAAGACCTATATTAATCTGATATTTTCCTACAGTGCTGCCTCCTCCGTTCCCGCTGTCAGAGCTATTGGCAGTAACAGTATTACCATCAGTATCTTTGGCTGTTATTTTGTAAGAATTAGCATTTGTAATGCTATCTATTTCATATTCTTGATTTAAAACATTAGCAATAACATTTCCACCCAAAGAAGCTGCATCACTAAACGTTACATAGTCTCCCTTTACTGCCCCATGAGCAGTATCTGTAACAGTTATTTCTGAAGATCCATTGGTTGCACCAAAAGTTACATCGCCTGCTGAAGTTGTGCTACGCAAGGGGGTTATGTCGTAATAGCTGGTTCCCTGTAAAACATATAATTTTTTATGGGTTCCTATGGCAACAAACAAATCACCGTTTAAAGCTGACCATTGATGTAGCTTTCTAGCTGTGCCTACAAAAGTATTTGTATTTCTTTTTTCCCAACCGCCTATTTTTTCAGGACGACCAGACCTGAAACGCACAAAGTTCGCGTCATACCATCCGCCCTCATTGCTATAGGCAGTTCCTTCCCTATTTATGCCGGGGCTAAAGTTATAACGAATAAATCCCATTAACTTGTCTTTACTTTTCTAGGTACATAGGCTTCATTTACATCTTCTGTTTTTGGATCATCAGCTATATACCGGCCCTTGTCGTCTCTAGCCCTGATCATCTCTTCTGGAGCTTCTGAGATGGCTCCAATTCCTATAGGATCTTCCTCTTTCTCTTTCTCTTTATTTTTATTGCCTAAAGAAAAAATTCCTAGCAATCTTTTAAAAAATTTCATCTTCGCTCCTAAGCGGATAAGTCTGTATTCCATACGTTCAAGTTAGCTGCAACTGTTCTTCTTTCTCCCGGTCCTTCAAAGGGATAGACCATGTGTTGAAGCCAGCTTGGGAACATATAAAGTTTTCCTACCTGCGGTTGCAGAGAGGTAGATTGAGGTGGGCATAAACGCTCCACATCCATCAAAGAATTTTTTCCATATTGAAAACATAAGTACCCATCACAAGCTCCACTGGAGTTATACAGACTGTAGTTTGGTGTGCCTGCTGTTGGTTGATCGAGTATTTGTTGAGGTACTTTTGTCCAAGTTGTTACCGAAATTCCCATAATTGTCTTGGTCCCGTGGTCGTGGATCGGGTTATAGTCCCTTTCAAAAGAATGAACCGACCAAAGCTCATCGACCTCAACCTTTCTGGTTCCAGAAAGCATATTTCCAGTCTGTTGACCAAAATGTTTAAGATATTCAATACCAAGACCGCAAATCAGATCAGAAAACTCCTTTAACTCAGGAACTTCATGATTCATCGTCAACTGCTGTCCATGCTTAATCTGCCCTACCAGAGTACCTGCGTGGGAACGGCGTTCTTTACTCTCAAGCAGTTCGTCCAGATAGCCATTCAGACCATCAACCATCTCTGGCGGCAGATCCGTTTCCAGCATATAAGCCGCAGGCAGTGTCCATATATTGACGTTCAATTCAGCCATTAGCTTGGAATCGTATAACTCACATCAGGCACAGGATTGGATGGTGGATTAGTGATTACACTATCTACCTGACTAGCGAATATCTCATCCCACTTGGCTGTCGGACAAATTCCTTCAAGCTCGCTCTTAGTCCAAGAGCCTTTAGCTTTCTTAGAAAACACTGTAGCACCAGAAACAGGGTCTACGCTTTCTACTGTAGTCGAAAAAGTAGAGACATAATGAGTTGCATCACCTTCTGAGTCATTCTCATACCTCATCACCAAATCCCACCTGTGAACCTTGCTCGACTTAACGTGCGGAACAGCTTTAGTAAGCGTTTTCGTTACTGCCATCTTAATCTCCTTGACATTTGCATTTAGGCTGCGCTTTCAATTCCTCTACTTCCGCAGACAGTTCTTGAACTGCATTTACCAGATACCAAGTTATGTTCTCTGGGTTAACACTCTTGGCTCCTGTGCTTTCTTCTTTAACCACATCAGGCAAAACAGTTTCTATTTCTTGAGCAATAACTCCGACCTGAACACCTTGAGTGTCAATCGCTGCATGTTTAGGCAACTCAGTCACTTCCTCTGGGGTTCTGTACTCAAAGCTCCTAACCTGTATTTGCTTGAGCTTGCTTAAACCTGTTGAGTTGTCCGATATGTTTTTCTTGATTCGCTCATCAGAAGTCGTACTCCAAGCCGACTGATTGTTGCCATTGTAAGGAACCCCCTCAATAAAAGCGGTAGTATCTCCTTTTGAGGTTAAATTTGTTCCGATTACGATCTGATTGGAAGCGTCTGAAGCAGAAACATCATTGTAAGCACCAATAAGCGTGTTATCACCTCCGGTTGTCAGGTTGACATCGTGTGTCCCTGCATTATATCCAATGATGGTATTAGCACCTCCTGTAGTGATGGCATCACCTGCTAGAGAGCCTACACAAACATTGTAATCTGCTGTGGTGGCCGCGCTTAAAGCATCTTTGCCTACCGCAGTATTCGATGCTCCTGTCGTGCTCGCGTCTAAAGCGTAAGCCCCCACCGCAGTATTCGATGAACCCGTAGTGTTTTCTGTTAAAGAATTATGACCAACTGTGGTGTTGTAATCGCCTGTTGTGCTCGCATCTAAAGCATAGGAACCAATAGCAACATTTGCGCCGCCCGTGGTGTTAGCCGCCATAGCGACTCGACCAATTCCTATGTTGTCCTGACCTGTAGTGTTAGCTCCTAGAGCACCATACCCAAGGGCTTGGCAATGAACGCCTGTTGTGTTGGCATCCAAAGCGTAAGCGCCAACAGCCGTATTGTATGAGCCTGTAGTATTGGATGCTAAGGCATCTCTACCAATGGCTGTATTGTCTTTTCCTGTGGTGTTTAGAATAAGAGCTTCGCCGCCGACCGCAGTATTTGCGATTCCTGTTGTGCAAGCACCTAAAGCATCTTCTCCAACAGCTACATTGTAGGTACTTGTTGCGGTAGTCACATTGAAAGCATCAAGTGCTCTTGTTCCTATAGCTACATTAGAATACGACCCTGTGTTTGCGGTTAAAGCATCTAAACCTATAGCTACGTTATTACCGCCTGTCGTGTTCGCCTCTAATGCGTCTTTACCTACCGCAATATTCGAGGCTCCTGTTGTGTTTGCTGTTAAGGAGTTATAACCAACTGCGGTGTTGTTTGACGCTGTTGTGTTGGCATCTAAAGCATAGGCTCCAACGGCTACGTTAGAAGCTCCCGTTGTATTTACCAATAAAGCACTAGAACCAACGGCTGTATTATCACTTGCAGTGGTCGTTGCTCCACCAGCATTATCACCTATAAAAGTATTGTCTGATCCGGTCGTTACATTGTTGCCTGCTGTTGTCGCAGCATCCAGCGCACCAGAGCCGATAGCGATATTGTCACTACCTGTTGTTATAGCTCCACCGGCGCTGTCGCCAATTAAAGTGTTTTCATTCCCAGTCGTGATTGCGTCACCTGCTTGAAAACCCACCGCAACATTATCTATTCCTGTACTTGCAGACGTTAGAGCCTGATATCCCACAGCCACGTTGCCAGCATCAGCGCCAGCGTTTAGGGTCGCTAATGCAGCCGATCCAACCGCTACGTTTTGTCCGTTTCCGTCTTCTGTCGCTAATGCGCCTGAGCCGATAGCCGTGTTGTCACCGCCCGTTGTTATGGCTCCACCAGCGTTATCACCAACCAACGTGTTGTCTGAACCAGTTGTTACAGCGTCACCTGCTGCGTATCCGACTGCCGTATTGTCCGTGCCAGAACTATTAGCCGTTAAAGCTAATGTTCCCACCGCAGTGTTGTCGGCTGCTGTAGTTGCTACTAATAAGGCTCCTGATCCAACAGCTACGTTATTACTTCCTGTTGTCAGAGCGCCACCGGAGTTATCGCCAATCAGGGTGTTGTCTGAACCTGTCGTTACAGCATCCCCGGCTGCGTCACCCACCGCCACGTTATCCGTACCGGAAGTATTAGCCGTAAGTGCCGAAGTACCAACTGCCACGTTATTGCTCGCAGTTGTCGCAACTAGCAG